CTGCAACACAGAGCCAGTGCTGTTTACGATAGGCTTACCCGCAAGAGTCTGTATTGCGTCTGTTTTGATTAAACTCATGCTAGGTCTCCTAAACAAGAAACACAGGTTTGCGTTGCATCCTGCCTACCTGCGTTAGTAGTTGTCGTTCCATCTCTAACATTATGACCGACATTATTGCTGGTAAGTGTTTCTGTACTTTCAAATGTAGCATTTCCACCAGCCGCATCTGTTCCGCCAGCATTCATAACAACACAATAGTTAGCATTAGAGAATGCACTAGCAACAACAGCAATATATGTCCCTGTTCCAGAATCAGTTAAACTTGTGTTATTCAAACTGCTCGTTATGGATGACCCGTTACTATGCCTAATCCAATGTTTAGCACTACCATTCACAACGTACTGCGTATCAACTGACCCAGCGGTGCTGTGTTCTAGGGTATCTGCTTTGATTTTTCCTAGTGCCATTATTCAGCCTCCAGTGCGGTGATACGCGCTTCTAATTCGAGTATAGTCTTGACCAGCAGTGGGACGATTTTGGACTGGTCAATGCCCTGCATTACAGGATTGCCATCAGCATCTACTTCGTCTTTAGTGCCACTGATTGCCTCTGGCACAATGCTACTAACTTCATGGGCGATAAATCCATCCACGGGAACAGCATTATCGCCATCGCTAATCCAATCAAATCTAGCTGGCTTGAGTTGTTTCAGCCTACTTGTTGCGTCCCAATCGTATGAAACATTGGTTTTTAAGCGATAGTCTGAACTTGTTACAAAAGACGTAGCCGACAAACTTGTTTGAACAGAGCCGACAATGTTTCCTGCACGATAAAAAATAATAGCAAAGTCTGTAGCGGCACTCGATCTTGTATTAACAACGGACATTGGATTTTCAACAGATGTATCTGCTTCAACAACAAGATTTGAAGAACCAGTTCTACTTGTAGTGTGAACAAGTAAAGCACCTGCCGAATCCAGACGCATCCGTTCAGTAGTGCCAGTGCCCAATAACATTACATCACCAGTCATAGCCGTTTGTATAAAGCCACGCTGTGTTCCACTATTATTCTTAAATCTTATAAATGCGTCACCAGTATCGTTGGTGTCTTGTATTGTAATGTTTGGGTCTGCGCCTTGAACATGAAGAACTGTTGCAGGGCTAGTAGTCCCAATGCCCACTTTGCCTGACGCAACAATAGTGTCACCAGTACCATCGGGGTCAATTGTAATGTCGTTGTTACTAGCAAGACTGCTGATTTTATTTGTCTTTACTTCACTCATGCTAGGTCTCCGTGTTCTTGTATATAAAAGTACAACGAGTCGCCACTAGAACCGTTCTCACCTGAAACGCCAGACCAGAATCCGTTTCTTTGCAAAACAGACCCCGCCGCTTGTGCGAAAGAACCGTCTATTGTAAAACCGTACTGACCATCGTTTGTTATGTTTGTATGACTATGTGAGTAATTAGCGTCATCAAAAGAAGAGGTAAAACTGGTTGTGTAGATTCCAGTGCCGCCATCCGAAACACCGCTTACATTGAAGCTGTCACGAATAGCTATTGTTCCTGTACCGTTTAGGTTTAACCAAACCTTCGCCGCACTCTGCTTAGTCAGCGTAGCCGCACCACCGCCTGTCGATTGAATGGTATCTGCTTTTAATGTACTCATAGCGTCACCAATGTCCCACCGCTTTCAACGGTTAATGTAACACCACTAGCCACAGTAAACGGACCAGTAACATTGGCGTTTTCTGTAGCAAGGATGGTTGTATTTGCTGTAAGGGTTTGTGCGTTGGTACGGAACAGACCACCTGCCTTAAAGTTGCCTTTGTTCTCGGCGGCTGGTGTAACAGTGCCTACCTGCGGTGCATTGTAATTAACAAAGATATTGCCCGTGCCAGAGGAAGGGGCGGCAGTAAATGTCAGCGTCACGCCATCTGGTATTGTGTACGCCGCGCTATCCTGAATAACACCATCCACAGAAACCAAAACATCCTGCACGGATGAAACGGTTGTGTTTAGTGTAAATGTTGTATCGCTACCGTCACCGTTGAACCTCTGAACTGCCGGGACGGATTGAAAGTTAGCGGGGACTTTCTCACCAAGATACGGCATTAGGTTATCTCCATCACTGATAAGGCTACGTCAACAGCACCTGTAGCTGAGACTTTAATTTCATCGGTTGTTTCAAGCACTACCTTGTTACCTGCAAGCATTTCCAATGAAGAAGCCGCTGGAATAGGTGCGTTAGTCACAAGTTCAACAGCTTGGTTGGCTTCGTTGTTTGCCCCTGACCGATTAGCTGTGTCCGTGTTTAATGTTACAGTTGATGTAATCTGACTCGTGGTTGTGTTACCCAATATCAAACCAAGTACAACCGTCGTGGTGCTACCAGCGGCAGTATAGATAACATCCAGAGATGTTACGCCAGCCTTCGTGATCACCTTAAAAGTGTTAGCCATTCTTCTTCTCCTTTAGCCCAAGGCTATCGCTAAAGCTGTCGCCTCGTTAGCCGCATCAGTAGCTGTTGTACCACCAATATCTGACAGCACTTCTGATGTGGATCTACTTTCTAGCCCACTTGATGTAAATCTTGCGTACTCATCGTCTGCAACCGATGCACTGTCTATCTTCACCGCGTTGGTGTTAGATATGCCAAATGTCAGTGATGCCTGACCACCAATATCTGACAGCACTTCCGCCGCAGATCTACCCTCTATATCTGTGCCGTTTACACGTAAAAAGTCATCATCCGCCACGCCAGATGTAAACTTAGGTACATTGGTGTTTGATATACCTGTGTCTAAAACAGCCGCAGTTCCTAAACCCAAACTTGTTCTAGCTGTTGCGCCAGCCTCCGCCACAAAGTTACTGCCATCGCCAACTACAAAGTTACCGTCTGTGACAGCCAGACCCGCCACATCCTGTAGTTGTTGATCAAGTCTCGCATTAGCAACCGTGCCGGACGCTATGTTGCTGGCGTTGAGTGCTGTCAACGCGCTACCGTTAGCGGCTACTAAGTTACCACTCGCATCAAGGAACGACATCTTTTCCGCAGGGAGTGTGCAGAAAATAGTCTTCGTTCCAGACCCCCAGTTAACAGCGTTATCGCTGTTACTAGATTGCAGTATTGTGGTTCTCGCCAGCGTAGTTCCAGAAGCCGTGTATGTGCCGATACCAACCTCAAAGTTGGTGCCATCACTACATCCGTAATAGGTGGTGTTAGTGTTACCCACGCTACCAAAAGACTCAAACCCAGTCATTGCCCCAGCTAATGTATATGTGCCAGTTCCTGTGGTTGTAGTCGTTTCTTTTACACGATCTCTAAGAACAAGTGCCATGTTACTTCAATTCTATTGAAAAGTTACCTGCATTGATACGGAATATATCACCTGTTGCGATTGTCTTGTTAGCATCCAAAGCACCTACAAACAGTATATTACCGCTTGAAGAGGCATCTGCTACGAAGGCGTGTGTGATCGTGTTGCTGGTTCCGCTAGACGCTGGAAACTCAACATTAGCTGAGTTAGTGGCTGTCTGAGTATCTGTGCTAACGGCTGGAACTGTCCAAGCTGATGCAGCTACCTGTTGTCTGGCATAGTTTCCAAAGGTAGCCTCTGTCACACTGCCACCCTCTGCACTGCTAACAGCAGTGGCAAGGCCAATATAAATGCTGTCGCCCGGGCTAGCAAAGCTTTCCGTGTTATTTTTAAACAAGAACTGCAATATTTCGTGTTCGAGATAGGTGGTTGCTGCGTTTGATGTTGCCATCGTTTACTCCTTATGAACGGGGTCTGTCTGGTAAGCCCCTGCGATACGCATCGCTGTTTTCTCTGGCCTCTGCCAGATCCTTGATCCGAGTTAGTGCTTCTGTGAACTGCTTCTCATACATAGTAAGCATATCCTGTTCACCCTTCATGTAAGTATATGCTTCTACAAGCGAACCGTAAAGCATGGCATTAGGAGCGTTTTCGCTCAACCATGTTGTACCAGAATCTGAGCCTGCTGTTAATGATGTAGGCTTATAATAATAATGTAATTCTACTGGATAGGCACTATCGGGTGTTGGTGCCACAATAAAGTTATCAATATCGAAAAAGGCGTAGTATTTAGGAACGCCCGTTGTAGCAGGATTGGGATTGTACTCCTGCACGAAGTT